CCCTAACGTAGGCTTTACTACGTTAGGGGGTTCTTTTACCTGTATTGTGGGTACAGGCTTTGGAATTTGCTGCAATTCAAGCACCTGATGGTCACTTTGTACTGGAGTTGCAACTTGATCATTGGAACCACACGTGCACCACTAGCGCGTATGACACTAGTACTTTGGGGGAACGTGTATATTGGTTCTCACTGCACTACGATGCTCGTCGTTGTAGGCAGGCCGATATGTGGCGTGTCGAAGCACACGTATAAACAGCTCACAAACCGGCTATGCGGCGGATCCGCAGAGTGCGTTAACCACTTGTTGACAACTGGCTAAGCAGCAGTGCTGCTGAACTCAGCTGGAGTATAACTAGCCAACCTGACACAGTGTTTGATACACTGTATTAACGTACCTGATTTTTACACTGACCAAGTTTTAGAACGACTTACTATACTTAGTTCTATAGACCTAGGAGCTGTACTGTGCACACGTCAGTATGCTATGGATCCTTATAATTTGGAATCGCCACTAAGAGACCCCATGTGGAGGCTGGCATATCTGACTATAAGGAGTTTTATAGCCGTCTTAGTAGTTGCCACAGGAACGTTTAGGACTGTAAGGTCCCAGTTGGGTATGCTAGGCCAGGCATGCGCAATTTGCAGTTGGGAGACTGCACGTTATGGCCCTTTATAAATAGCCTGACGGCACATTTCTTCAAAAATTCTAACACATATGGAAAACTTTAATACACCTGTGGCTCAGCGTGCCCTAAACGCCAAAGTTTCTTTGTTCGAGCAGGAGATCAACGAGTATGTCCTTGAGTTTTCTCACGAGGTCAATTTCTTGTTAAAAGGAGAGAAATTTGCTCTTAACTATACCGGTTTCGAGCAACTGTTGGCTTTCCCCCACTGGAGGACTTTTTGCGAGTTGCACTTGACACACCATCTAGGTGTTGTTACAGTCATCAACGAGCTTGTTCTCATACACCCGCAGCTGCCTCGTCGTATTTTACACAAGAATTTACAAGGGTTCATGTGTGAATTGGAGGCATTTTTGCTTAAGGAAACGAGCGAGAGAAGCGCGGCAACCGCGTATTATTTGTTTGTACACATTGTCAAGGACTTGGAGGATGCTGCCAGCAGTTTGGACCACATGATTCCTACTTATGGACGTGTGAAGAAGTTCTTGCCTTGGAGGCTTGAACGAAGGCTCCTGCAGCATTTCAATCTCGTATACGAGGTTGAACAGCAAGGCGTGAGACAACACAAGTTGGACGTGCGTGCTAAGGCCCGCTACGTCGAACATCTCAAAAACCAACAGGAGGACATGGTCGCAGAAGTCATTAGAAAGAGGTGGAAGGGGCAGATTAAGCCCAGACAAGCCCGGGATGAGATACAGCGCATTGTAGCTGTGTTCAAAGACCTGCAAGCACAGTATGTGCCCAAGTCTGAGAGAGAGGCTTTGAGGAAGAAGGCCCGACTATGCGCAGAACAACAGGGATTCAATCCTCTACGTGTCCTCGGGATTTCAGCGGCTGCCGGCTTAATAGCAGGAGGCGTGAGAGGAATCTTGCGAACCCATAAAGGGATCAACGAAGCAGTGCAGAAGACGAACCAGATTTTGTCTGTACTTACGGGCATTCTGGACAAGTGTCGAGATATTACCAAACCCATCACATCCGCTTTGGAATCTCTATTTAGGTTGCTTCCTAAAGACAACTTCATTAGAGGGACAATAGTGGCCCTTCTTGCACGTTACATTGCCAAGACTGGCTGCAAAATTGCCGGTCTTACAGTCGTAGTTCTGGCCGGAGCTTTTATCTGCAAAGAGATACAGAAGCCCATCATCGAATTCTTTTGCTCAGATGATGAGGACTCTGAGGTCGAACAGCAGTCTGGATACAGCAATTTCCAGACTCTTATTGCGGCCATTGCATCCATTTCCATCTTTAAGAAGTCAGATCTTCGTAAGAATGGTATGGCATATCTTTTGAAGAACATGGCAGCCATCCCTATGGCTGTTAAGGGTTTTGATGCTTTGTTCGATGTGTTCATCACAATTGTGAATTCAGTATGCAAGGCAGTCACCGGCTTGCTAAAGCTGCCGGAGTTCAATGTGGATCCCCGCGTAAGCACTTTGGGGAAAAAGATGATTGCCAAGGGCAACGCTTGGTTAGAGCGTGAGCTTGATACCAATTGCAAAGTTCCAGCAGAGCTAAGGCGACAGGAAGGTCTACTTCTTTACCATTCGCTCATTAATTTGCTACCGATCACAATTGACGAGAGAGTTCACACTTCCTTATCCCACCTGGCACAAAACGTTAGGTCTAAGATTGAGGTGCTGAACGCACAGACTGGATCGGGATCAGGTTATAGGCCTGAGCCTGTGGCAATCCTCATGGTGGGTGAACCTGGCATTGGGAAGACAATGACGGTTCAAGCCGGCGGAATTTTGATAGCTGAAATGGCAGGCTTCTTACCGACAGATTGCACTGAGGAGACTGCTTCCAACATGATTTTCAGCAAACCTTTGGGCTCTCAGTATTATGACGGTTACAATGGTCAACCCATTCTTCTCATTGACGACTTAGCAATGCAGAAGATGGAACCTGGTGAAGACAGGTCAGGCATTTTCGAGGTCATGAATCAAATCGGTTCTTACAGAATGTATTTGAACATGGCCCGTTGCGAACTTAAGGGCATGTGCCCTTTCACCTCGAAATTGGTGTGGCTAACCTCCAACATGACGAACATGTCGGAGATCAATGCTCCTGCCGTGATGCTCAGTCCAGACGCTTTTAAGCGTAGGATTGAATTCCACTACGAGCTGTCTGTCAAACCCGAGTACAGAAGAGAAAACAGTCATCAGTTGTGTACTGATAAATTTATGGCTGAGCTCAAGAAGTGCCAGGAGTCAGATGGAGACTACAAGCACCGTTATCCATGGTACATCTGGGAAGTTTTCCCCAGGTCTTTGGACGTGCCTCCCGTGTCATTCACTCCGGGGACTGGAATGCCTTATCTCGAATTGCTTGAGAAGGTGGCAGACAAGGTAAAGTTGCGTCAAGAATACTTCAACGTTATGGTGAACAGCATTAAAGATCAGCTGTCACATCGCAAGCCTGTCCAACAGAGTGGATGGGGCGAGATCGAAGAGGTTGAGGATGATGATGATGGCGACTATGGTGTACTGGCAACACCTAATCACTACGATGCACGCGACGGAGATCCTCTCGTTTTGTGTACCACAAGAGGGGAACTCAGGTCTAGAATCGTAGAATACGGGGAGAAAGCGTACACACGTGGCTGGAATGATGGATCAGAGCGTAGTAAGGAGCACTATTATGATGTAGGCTACAAAAATGCTTCTGAGGATGTCATTCGCATGAATGCACCTTTCATCATGGCTGGTGCCATTTTCCTTACAGCCGCTCGAGCATACGTGTTCTACAAAGCTTGGAAGTTCGCGTTTTCTCTCGTGGGTACAGTCTTTTCAAAGGCGTGGAAGTTCCTGAGAGAATTGGTTGCCGGCGTGTTCGGCTCCAAAGCCGTGTCTCAGAGCAACTTTCCAAACACAGGCAAGAAGCCAAAGGTGCGGGTTAAACCCGCCAAGGCTATGACTGCTGTGTAACAACAGGCCACCACTTCATCCATGTTAGCCGACATTGTCTTCGGCAATACGTACAAAGCTGCGGTTGTCAAGGACAATAACTGGCACGTATTAGGCCAAATTTTGTGGTTGAAAACAGACAAGTTCGTTATGCCTCACCACTTCTTGTGGGACCTCGAGAAGATGCTGGAATCAGGCTTCATTACAGGAGACCACACCATCATGTTGGCACATGCCAACATTCGTGACGGTGACGGTCTGCGCTACAAAGCGTATGTGACAGTTAAAGAGTTCATGTCCTTCATTAAAGTCAAACATCCCGAGAGGGATCTCTGCTTTGGAGTTGCTAATAGGCATGTTCGACAGAGGAGGGATATTTCACAGAAATTTCTCACAGAAGAACAGTTGAGCAACGTTTCGGGATCAGCTGTGCGCCTGGACGTTATGAACTTAACGGCTGAGGTAGATTCAGATGTGCCTCAGAGGACAGTTTTTACGAGCAAGTCTGTGTACATTGGCAAGAAGAACCAGGATGTCAAAATCGGAGCAGTGTGTCACAGACATTACGCTGAGTATTTCTGTGAAACTGTGGCGGGAGACTGTGGAGCCCCGTTGTCCCTGTTGCACGCTAACAGGTTCAATTCCAAAATAATCCTAGGGCTACACGTGGGAGCCCGGACCCAACAGTCACTGGGCTACGCCACTTTGATTCCTCAAGAGTTGGTAGACGCGTTTTTAGCGTCGACCACAGAAGTGGACGAATTGTCAGCTGAAGAGACAGCTATTCAGTCCGGATCCGAGTTCACCAAACCCATTGAGTTTGTCACAGACCCCCACGTTACTGATGTGGACAACACAACAGAAGTGGTCACGCTTGTGTCAGAGGGCGTTAGCGCTCCAGTCCAGTCCAAACTTCAGCTCACCCACTTCGGAGAAGATAGGGTGTTCGATGATGTACTGGAAGAGTACTATGGAGAGAAACCAGCTCCACAAGTACCTATGACCCTGGGGCCTTATCGCGACGGGGAAGGTCAGAAGAGGTATCCCCTTGCTGAAGCCATCAAGCCTTATGTATCGGACTTATATTTTCCAGATACTCAGGGCTTTCAAGAATCAGTGCATGAAGCTATGCAGCCTTTCAATCGGTCTACCCTAGATGTTCACGCCCGCGTGCTCTCCACTCAAGAAGCCATAGTGGGAAATCCTGCGATTGGCCTTAAGGGTATTCCGCGGTCTACTTCTGTTGGATACCCCATGTGTACCACCTTTTCTTCCAAGAAGACCATTCTCGGCAGTGACGAGTATGATTTGGACAATCCCTACGCTCAAGACCTTTTAAAACAGGTTGACAACCTAGAAGAGGTGCTTAAGCAAGGTAAGCGGCCATTTTTCATTGCTAGGGGTTTCCTCAAAGATGAGACTAGGAAAGAAGGGAAAAATGCGCGCTACATCGCTGGTACTGACATGCGGTACTACATTTTGTGCCGTAAGTATTTTGGCCATTATGTCGCAAATCTTTCTACACACACTATTGAATCTGGCATTTGCATTGGTCTCAACCAGTACCAGCAGTGGGATCAGCTCAAGTCCAAGTTTGACCGTGTGTCAGATAAGGTGTGGGATGGAGATTTCACGGCCTTTGATTCACAACAACAACCAGGTTGTTTGTGGTCAATCTGTGAGGAGATAAACCAGTGGTATGAGCAACGCGGTGATAGTGCTTCCAACTCTGAGATTAGAAGGATTCTATTCTTAGATCTTGTACACAGCAGACACCTTTACTCATACCAAGGCGTGGCCCATGAGGTCCACCAATGGCAGAGATCATTGCCTAGTGGCCATTTCCTCACTTCTACCGTCAATTCCATGCTGAGCATGTCCCTTTTGGTAGATGCTTTTCGCACCACCACTGAGATGCCGGGTGAATTCTGGCAGCATTGCGCTGCCGTCACACTTGGGGATGATAACCTATGCGGTGCCTCAGACGAGGTTATCGATAGGTTCAACCAGGTTACCATGGCGGCGCACATGTGGAACAAGTTCAGGTACACTTACACAGCAGGACGGAAGGGCGAGGAACTTAAGCCACATATGTCCATTAAAGACGTGACTTTCCTGCAACGCCGATTTTCCGAGAAGACTTTCCTGGACAATGGGGTTAAGCGCACGGTCGTGTGCTGTCCCATTCGTCCCGAATCTTTCCTCTCCAGTATGTACTACATCAAGAAGAGCAACGATCCTATGTACTATGCCAACACCCTTTGTGCTTCATTGGAGAATGCTCTTGAAGAACTCTCCATGCACACTGATGAAATGTGGCAAAAAGTGGCACCACGCCTTGTGAGTGCTAAGATGGCACTCGGCAGGGAGGTGGAACTTCCCACAACAGATTCCAGCGCATACTTGAAACGTGTCTTGGAACGCGTTCCTGTGTGGCTGTGAGCACTCAAATACGCAGCATGGCATGTCTAATCATCGTCGTGCTTAAACCATGTTGGACAGGGAGTGCTCTGGCAAGTTACTACTCAGGCCTTAGCCAGAGAAGGCACGAATCGCACGTTCATATTGGTGTACGAACGTAGCTAAACAATTCACCAGCTACTCAAGATTTTACTAAAAACGATGAGATCGAGGTTTGTTCCAATATTGAGGGGTTGGCCCTAAATGCGTCAGACTCTGCAACAGGAGTTACGACCTTTGTTGATGAGGCTTGTACGGGCATATCTGTAGAGGCGCATTATGTTAAGCCTTCCACGGTTACTCCACAAGAAGATTTGCAGAACGTAAAGGAGTATTTTCGACGTCCGAGATTAGTCAAGTCCGGCACTATTCCTTTTGGTACGAGAGCGCAACTGACTGATCTGACCATTCGCAATTCTTCGGAAATGGCAATTTTATTCCCACAGTGGAATGAAAGGCTGTCAGGCGTTTACGGGGTCAAATTTACCATGAAGTTCACACTACAAGTTGCCGCTACTGCGTTCCACCAAGGCGTAGTTGCAATGGGCTTTCAGTACGGATTTTACAATGATAAGATATTTGATAGAACCATTCAGTCTGCATCCCTTACCAATCTACCTCACGTTAGGTTGAATTTGGAGAGCGACACGATGGTTGAACTGACTGTGCCTTTCAAGTACTATGATGAATACTTGTGCGTGACTCCAACTGTGTCTCAAACGGCTTTCGGTTATGGGAAGCTCGGTGTGAACGTGTTATTACCTTCCAATGGCGTTCCTGGTTTGAGTCCAGCAACGTACAAGTTGTATGTGCATTTGGAAGACATTGAGATCTTTGGTGCTGATAATTATGCTAATTCCACTGTGGTTATTCAGTCTGGTGGCAAGGTCTCTAATGAGATCAAGAAACCATCAGACGCTTTGTTTTCAGCCGCAAGAATCACACGATTCGTGAGCAGGGGAGTTCCTTCATTGAGTTCCATTGCAGGGCCAGCGTCCTGGGTTTTAGATACAGCTGGGGGCGTGGCCCGTTACTTTGGTTATTCTCGACCCGCGATACAGGATGCTGCATCTAAAATGTTGCCCACTTATTACGGTTCGGATTGCCATGTGGATTCTGCTACTCCAGCGTTAGTCGTAACTCCCTTTCAGTCCAATTCGCTGTCTGTTACTCCCGAGTTCGGGTTCAGCGACGTGGATGAAATGTCTTCCAGGTTCATCACATCCCAGTATTCCCAACTGTGTATTGGCGCGGTATCGACTGGAGATGCACATGGTGACGCTATATACGCCACACGTGTTTCGCCTCAGTGTTTTTGGTTTAGGGCTCCGGCCAGTAAACCTTACTGTAACAAACTTTTCCCACAATCATCTGCAGACCTGATTTCTCAGTCAGGGAATGTGTTTCTTCCTACTAGCGTCATGAATTATGCATCCAATTTTCGCGGTTGGCGAGGGGGGTTTAAATTTAAGTTTACGTTCGCAAAAACTGCCATGCATGGTGGTAGATATTTGCTGTCTTTTAACCCAAGTTTCGTTCAGGGGTTTGTTCCTGCCTCTTACGCCAGTGCTGAGGGTCCTGAAATCAAGGATGGTTTGGTCCAGCCTTATGGATACTCCAAGATAGTTGACATCAAGGGTGATTCCGTTGTTGAATTTTCAGTTCCATTTGTGTCACCCACGCCAAACGTGGAGTTTTATTCCTCTATTGGTAGTTTAACGCTTACTTGCATTGACCCACTTCAAGCTAGTAGTCAAGTCACCACTTCTGTGCCATTTATGGTTGAAGTGTGTGGTGATGATGATTTTGAGGCTTTGGCTTATGCCGGATTGCACTTTGTTCCACATTCAAATGGAACCATTTACCAACAGAGTGGGAGTGTGATTTCCACTACCACTAACGTGACTGATAAGACAATTGGGGAGCGTTTCACGTCGGTGAAACAAATAATTCAAGTGCCTTCTTGGCAACGTGTGTCATATTCTACAGTTGCAGCTACACCCACACCGATTGCTCCTTGGTTTTATTATTACCCTCAGCACCAGTTGTCCAATGCCATCCCGGCCTCTGCAACTCTGACTCTTGATGACGTTGGGAAAGCCTCTGGGGCTTGGTCACAGTGCTATGCTTTTGCAAGGGGCGGGACTGATTTTCATGCTTACGTTACTGGCAAGGAGTTTTCCGGTGCCGTGATTATAGACCAGGTGAATACCGACAATTCAGCAAGGCCAGAGAGGCCAGTTGGATATTCAACTCGCTTCAATGTGTCTGGCATGCCCAGAGTCATATTGCCGCTGCAAGGCGGCTTGCATGCGCGGCTGCCCACGTTCTCCAAGAGGATGAGATTTCATCCTTGCCACTTGAATGGTGGCTCTATTGGCAGACTTCCAGACACAGCCTCAGTCTTTTATTTGTCACAGTTGTTTTCCGCGTACTTGTTTACACTGTTTAACAACTCAGCAACAGATCAAGTTTACTTGGAGTACGCCACATCTGCCGCTGATGATGCCGCTTTGGCATGTTATCAGGGACCAGTTCCCTTTTACATACCTAACGCCAATAATACTAATCCTATTGATCGTACAGGAATCAATGCTATCTAGTATTGTTTTGATAGGAGTCATCCTTAAATGACTGCGACTTGGCGCAACAACCATTGACCATTGAATTGTTTTCAATGATAGACAGCTGGTCTATAAACAGCCGGTATCCCACCGTGAAAGGGCGCGACTTGGCGCGTAATCCATTGATCATTGAACAATTGTTTATTGATTCCCACCGTATTAGTGCGGCGGGCCAATGAATTTTTACATAGATTTAAGCATCTAGCACCACCAGATATCGGTGCGGTACGGTAT